TTAAAATCAGTAGCGAAAGAACACATTTGTTTTGCTTCCCTAATAGCATTTTGTAAATCAAACCATTCTTGAACCTCATACTGTGAAACATGAAGTAAATGTCGTTTAGGGACAACGAGTAAATGTCCTTTCGTTACTGGATATTTATCTTTCACGATAATGTGATGGTCAGTTTTTATACCTGTGGCATCACAAAATACACACCCTGTAAAACATTCGTTACATTCGTTACATTCGTTACAGTTGTTCATGCTCATTCTATAAGTCCTTTGCAAGAATCCCAAACAACTATATCATTTTCATTACAAACTACTGCATGGGTGGTATCTTTCCCACCTGCCCACGCAACAATGTTTCGTGCTTTATTTATAGCGAATCCTCGATAAGAATAATCAAATCCATAACTATTACTAAACCTTCTCCAAACTTGTTCTCCTGTTTCGCTATCCCGATACCAAGCATGATGGTTGTTTGTAACCAAAACATAATAACTTTTGGTTCTTTTTTCTAGTCTAGGTAAAATCATTTATCTATCCTCAATCCCATATACACAGGATGTCGTAGTGAACCTTTTGGTGTCATGTATTGGTATTTTACCTCAGCAGTTTTTCCAATATAATCATCAAGACTGTGCCAAATAGAATATCGCTCTTCGTCAGTATATCCACCTCCAACACGAATTTGTATTTTCGTTTTTGGATTCTCTACAATCACACCTCCTAACATTCCATCATACTTTCCTTGTCCTTCATAAGCACCTACGATTGGGAAATCAACTGATAATTCATCTTTAATTTTCATCCAATCCCAAGTTCGTTTATGCTGATACAAAGTATCCTTTTTAATCATTACGCCTTCGCAATTCTTATCTTGCTTCTCAAAACTCTTTTTAAGATTCTTTACTTCTTCCATACTATCAACCTTGATATAGTCTATTGGGAAAATAAGTTCAGTTCCCGACCCCCTAACATCAGAAATTAAATCTTCTTTGCGTTCTATGTATAAACGAGAATCATTTTCATATACCATATCAAATATGGCGTATTCTAAATGTGGTGCTTGCTTACTCTTTCTACGAACATCTCCCACACAGGTCATAAAGCCTTTCTCGTGGATTATTTCCCCATCTACCCAATACTTATCATGTTTAGATGAAATGCTTAGTAACGGCTCTATAAGGTGTTCTAGAGTAAACACTTCTTTACCGCTACGGAAGAAGAACTCAACACTCTTAGTTGTTTTATCAACTTGAGCAATAACTCTAACTCCATCGAACTTAGGTTCAACATAACAAGGAAATTTAACTTTCCTTTCATCATAATCTTTTGCCAACATAGCAAATTTTTCTTTATTCATTTTCTTTCTCCTGTGTTTTTGGAAAAGGGTGTAGCACTACCTTAGCACCTTCGCACGACCAACACAAATATCTACGATACCCTTTAGTTTTTTCTTCTTGTGTTCCTACCCCATTACAGATAGGACATTTCATTATTTCTTTCCCTTGCTTCTTCCAACGAGTGATTCTTCTTTTTGCGATACTATTCATATCTTTTGATACTCCAATTTTACTTTCTCAGTTTTTATCTCATCTCGATGTCTTTTATAGAAATCAAAGACTTCATCTAAATCTTCAAAAATTTCAAGTTCTCCTTCACGGTCAGTAAGAACCTCTTTCTCTTCCCCAACTAAAATTACATACATTGTTAATCTCCTTTTCCTAATTGTTCTTGGTAAGCGTTTCCTAAATCTATAACAGACATTCCGCTATCTCGTAATAAATCTACGCCATAATCATAAGTGTATCGCTTTAAAAATACTACACGAGAAATACCTGCTTGTATCATAAGTTTAGCACATTCTATACAAGGTGCAAGTGTAGAATATACAGTTGCCTTGTTACTTGTGTCTGTGCTTTTAGCGATTTTCGCAATAGCATTTTCTTCTGCATGAATAACCTCATCTCTTGTTTCTCCATAGTCTTCACAGCAATTATTAAATCCTTTAGGAGTTCCGTTCCAACCCATAGATAAAATTCTACCACTACGAACAACTACACAACCAACTTTTCGTTTTTCACAATGAGACATTTCAGATACTCTTTTAGCGATATCCAAATACATATCATCGTATTTTCTTTGTTTTTCATCAGTCCAATAATCTTTGGAATTATTATTTAACTTATTCATAATCTTTAAGTTGATGTTCAATCTTCTCAAGAAGAAAGCGTGTTTCTGTTTTCGTTTTTCCTAGTTGAGAAGATAGTTTAGATATATTTATTTTACCATCAGGTTTTATTAGTTTGGAATCCGACATAATAATCTTTAAGACATTTTTCGCAGTAGTATCTAAACTAACATCATCTAATGCTGATACCTCTAAAGGTTCTTGTTCTAATTCAGTTAAATCGTTAAGGGATTCGGGACTTCCGCTAAGAGACATAGTGTTTCTAATACCATATTTCTTTTTAATCCTATTACCTACATTATTCTTTTTATTCCACAAACAAGTCTTTATGTATTTATCAAATTCTGTTGTTTCAAAAAACACATCAAACTCCACATCTACTTTTCTAGCGTATGTTGTTATTGCTTCCATACAGGCGGTAGATAACTCTTGAAAGTTATCGTCAAAATCATGTGCGACTCTATCTCCACCAATCCTATGAGCAATCATATACATTAGTTTTCTATATTGTTTTAGAACCTTTTTCCAATCTTCTTCTTTTAATTCATAATAAACCATTTTTATAACTCCCATTTTTCAGGGTATTGATACATATTTTCGCTACACCATTCGTTATAATCGTCATACTCCCAATAATCTTCTTCTTCAAAACCCTCGTTGTTTACTTCAATATCATGCTCTTCAGCCCAAGACAAAAAATCATCAATGCTAGGAATATCTAAATGGTCTTCCATTATAACAGTTCCATTTTTAGTTCTACAAACACCTCTATACCCTTGTTCTTCAGTCCAAGTATTATTAAACACTAAACTAGGATATTGTTTTGAAGTTTTAATAAGCCATTGCGTAGGACATGACCAAGCCGTATCAAAACAATAATGCAAATGAAACTTATTTTCCTCTTTATTGCTCACATAAACCTCTCCGCCATCTGCTTCACAAGTATCCCATTTAGTTCCCCAATTTTCAACTTGCCAAGTATACCAATTTTCCGATTCGGATTCTGGCAGAGGGAGTGTTGAGTGGAAAGAGATAACTTTCTTTTGCCCACCTTCGAGGGTATACATTAGTATGTTAGCGAACTCCGTTACTTCGGACTTCGTTCCTTCTATTGTTAATCCGTTGCTTACCCAATTAGGCATTTTTTTTCTCCAATGTGTTTCGTAGTTTAAGGATTTCGGTTTTCAAACAGGCATCTATATGCCCCGATTCCCAATCCCATTCTGAAGGAATGTTCTTCCTTCTTTTATATTTTTTCATCCCCCTAATCTCTTCTTCATCATAAGGAAATTTCTTCCTTATATTCATAAGTATAGGATTTACAGGTCTGAACTCGTCAAACGCTTTTGTTTCTTCCTCAGAATATCCTTCATACGCTTTGTCGTATGCTTCTTCTTTTTCTCTCAGCCATTTTTTTGATGGATATAAAGAAGAATATCGTTTGCTGAGAAAATGACGAGAGTTATGAAAATCGTTTGAGTAGCCCATTCGGTAGCCTTTTTTTAACTCCCCTCCAAGAAACATTACACCCTTATCAGTATTCTCTGCAAGACACCACAGTAAATCCAACAACCAAATAATATTATTCAAACTATTTCTGTTAGCATTCCCCGAATGCCTTTCGCCGATATAAAGATTGTCTATAATGCTATTAAGCAACGCACTTGTTGTTATCATAGCAGTTGGTCTTGAATCGCTAAAGTTTGAATTTATAGGAAGTTCTCTAATCTTAAAATCTTCTTTGTTGTCCAAAAGCACAGCCCCAAACTTAAAGTTATTTTTTACAGTAGCAGGGTTTTTATGTCCTCCTTTTTTTGCGTTTTCATAAGCGTAAATCTGTAACTCAGACTCTAACGCATCCCAATGCAATCTATGTTTTATTTCTATCATTTTTTTACTCGACATTTTCAGCCACCATACCTGTTAATAACTTAAAGAATTCTGTAACAAAAGTTTCATCTTCCACGAACATAGAATTATTCTCTCCATATACATGAGATAAATCCTGTTTCATCCAATCACTTGCACCAAGAAACATAGTAATATGAGGGATAGCACGAAGATACTTAATACGAAGTGTTTTTGTATCATTATCAGTAGCGTAAAATTTTCTACCCCTACTATTTTCTTCTCCTATGTCTTGAGTAAAACTATGTTGAACACTACCATCAGTTAGATTAACAACAACAACATTTTTCGTAACAATATTCTTCCGCATCCATTCTGTTAAAGCAGGAAGCAAAAGAAATTCAGGAGTTAAACTTCCTGTAGCATGACCATTATGTCTTACAGGAGCAGTAGTATCCACATCTAATATCTTATCCCAATTAGTATCATTTCTAACATTAGAGAATACCCTAGTAAGTATAGGAACTTGTCCTCTTACAAACCCTGTCATATCTCTACAAGGAGTTGATTTATAAAATACTTCTGTTTTAATCTCGTTATTGAGACATACTTTATTTGCTTTACAGAAAGCAGATACTACAGCATTACATTTTTCAATAGCAGAAAAATCGTCATGGCAATAACTAGACATACTACCACTATTATCTATTAAAAACACAATAGTGGTATCCGAAGATGGGATTTGTGTTCTTTTATAGAATACATTATCATCAAAAGTATGCTTATACAAGGTTCTGGTATTAAGCAGTCCTTTTCTAGTGGCAATCTTTTTTGGCTTCTTAGATTCTAATAAGCGAGTAATTTGTCTTGCGAATTTACCATATAATTCTTCTCTATACGAAACTAGATTAGAATCTTTGCTTCCTTCAGATTGAAAGATAGCCTTTGCATCAAACGAAACTTTTTCTGTCATCTATATCTCCTGTGCTACTTTAGCATCTTGAACACGACATTCTAGGTTCGTAGGACTTTCAAGACTACCGTAGTGAGAACCTACAATATCTAATCCCTTATGCCAATTACGAACAATATACTTATATTGATTAGAGTAACTGCCATACAACTCTTCCGCAATACTTTCTGCTTTTACTTGCAATTTTCTTGCTTCATCTCTATCACTCTCGAAATCGGAAGGAATAGTTGCGTATAATACACGATATTCAGACAAGTCTTTGTCTGTAATCTGTGCGAGTTCCATTTCCGTCATCTCTAAAGACTTGGAAAGGAAGTGGTTAATTTTAGTTAATTTTACATTCATTTTTTTTCTCCTGTTTAGGCGTAAGTATCAAAGATTACAGTATCGTATTCAATAGGTTCGTCATTCGACTGTTCTACTACTTCTGAACATCTTATGTGTTTAATTTGTCTAAATGCTTGAATTTCAGCCCAAGCACCTTGTGAAATACATTTTCTACCTTTATCATTGTTAATAGAAGGTGCATTTTTTTCATCTCCTACAAAAACTTCTTTAGCAGAAAATTCAATTTCCATAGCATTTTTTGCCATTTTAGTAGGTTCATTATCTTTTGCTAAGATTTCGCTAGAATTAAATTCATTAGTTTTCCTAACCGAAAGTCCTAAATCGTCATCATCTTTTCCTGTTGTATCATTGCAATTATTATTTTCTAACCATTGCCCTTTCATAAAATCGTCAATAGCAGAACTTCCTTTTCCGTCAGACTCTTGCTTAAACTCTTTCCATAAAGCACCGCAATGCTCTTGTAAACTCTTAGCAAATTCTTTAATAACATTATACTGATAACTTAATCCATTTTTGCTATTAACAATAGAATCTTTATCAATAGAACAATTCTCAAATTCCTTATCTACATAAAAATCTTTATAGTGAAATAAAGCACGAAACATTTTAGACATTAAATCAGAAGTATCCTCTGTTTTCATAGTTTCAGAAAATGTATTCCAAGCACTACATTCCATCTTAGAACGATATTTTACTAGGTTCGCAGGATTCTTCTCGTCAATACGAACATCCTCAAACACATTCATTAAGAAAAAGAAAACCCGAAAAGATTGTTGAACAAAAGGAAAGAAATCATTATCAGATGTTCCTTTAAGTATGTCTGTAGGTGTAATTAGACAGTCAGTATGTATAATATCCCATACAGACATAGTATCTCCTAAATGCTCAGATTCTAATGTTTGTAAAATCCTTTTATATAAAGGAAACAAATGTTCAATAATTTCTGATTCTTTTGGAGAATATTTAATATGGTGTAATTCATGAACTACACTAGCAATAGTATCATCAACCCTACCTTGTTCTAATAATTCAAGAGGTATGAATACTTTATTTTCATCTACAGAAGCGCAAGGTGTTCCACCCTCAACAGGATAAGACACATCAACTTCTTTATCAGTAACAAGAAAATCAGCATAGTAGCGAAGTAATGTTTGTAAATCAAACAATAGTTTGGGAGACATTTCAATGTCTCCCATAGAGTTTAGCCATTGAGACATTAACTCCGCATCTACTTTAACATTCTCGTTTATCGAGATTGTATCTTCCTTTCTCATATTAACCTTTTACAGTATCGTTTTCTGAATTTGCGTATACGCCAATAGAATCAGCAAACTCACGCAATACATTTGCGTCGTTTACAATAGTGCTTGAATCTTGCTCATATTGAGAAAGAATAGCATGGTCAAGAATTTGCTGAACTGAAAAATCGCTTCCTTTTAACAAAGAAACTACATCTAAAACAGCACGAGTTGAAATCCTTGTTCCAATTTTACCCTTACCAAAAAGAGTGTGTGAGTAATCATAAATTTTACTCATTTGTTCTACACGACCTCTACCACTATTAGTGATTTCTTCAGTAGCAAAAATGTAAGCATTTAACTCCTCTCCTGTAATGTAAGGAATGTTAAAAGACATAAATCGGTCTTGTAATGCTCGGTCAATACTACGAGTAGATGAGTATTCAATACCAATGTTTGCTGTTGAAATAAAACGAACAGATGGGTGTGCTTTTATAACTTTAGAACCTCCTTCTTCTTCGTCAATACGAATCTCACGACGATGGTCTAATACAGGAAACAAGATGTTGTAAGCATCATCTGTTGCTCTGCTCAACTCATCAAGCACGATAAGAGAATTTGGTTTTTGGATAGCACGAATAAACTCCGCTTCATGAAAATTAGTATTTCCATCTTCTAGTGTGAAGTAACCTAAAAGAGAAGTTCTAGCATCTTGTAATGAACCACAGTTTATTACGGTTACATCCATTCCTAAATCATCTCCTAGTTTGTAGCAATAAGAAGTCTTACCACAACCTGTAGCACCTGTTAGCATAATGTTTTTGCCCGCACCAACTAAGTTGCGAATCATTGAATCTTTTGTTTCGTCAATTACGAATTTCACAGACAATCTCCTGTTTTTTGGGTTAAATGAAAAGAAGCCCTAGAGAGGGTTTCTCAAGGGCGTATTGTAACATAGCGCATAGGCTCTGTCAAGCAAAAAAACCGTAAAATAGGAAAATATTTTTATTTCTTAATATTCATCTCCGTCGTATTCCAATTCCCACATAGCCTGTAATGCGGTAGGAGATAAAGCATCTTTGTCTACAAGGTTATAGGTTCTTCTAACCTTAGTTTCTAAAGACTTGTCTGTGAAAATCAAATTATTGAAAAAACTCTTCAAAGATGCTCTATCGTCCGAAAATGAATGTAAGAGGGATAACAGAGACATAGCCTCAACGACATTTTCATCTGCCTTTGCTTCTAGCACACATTCTTTGGTATTCTCAAAACCAAGTAATCGTGAGATAAAATCTTTATCTTTATTTGTTAAAGAAGCAATGGCAAATGGACTATAAAGACATAACATCTTATACTCTTCATCATTCATTCTCAGTAATACTAGTCTATCGTTCATATATTATCTAGGTCTGCCCTCCTATTATAATAGACTCAACTTTGGCTTAATTTTCGTGAAGTTAGAAAAAAGAATGTAACTCTTTATTTTAACTAGAATTAAATCCGCCCTCGACCAACCAACAATGTTTCTGTTATTCAGAATTAAACTGCTTCAATACGATATTGAATAGTCCCGTAAACATAAATGTTTCCAGAGGATTCTGTTGAAGTAAACTTCAAATCCGTATTCTCATCACAAGCCAACGGTAAAGTTAAATCCTTACATTGATGAGTTGGAACATTAGAAGTTACCATTCCCCCTGCCAAATATTTAGCACTTGAAACTGCACCATTTGTTATAACCCAATTACCTAAAGTTCCTGCTGTTGTTCCCGTCATACTTATGTTCCACCCATAAATACTTATTCTAGTTCCAGAGCCTTGTGCGGATACAAGCACAGTATCAGTAGCAGGACTTCCTCCTGCGGTATCTAAATCTAGTAAGACAGAACTTAATGTAGCGTTTTCTGGAGAATATACAGACGATACTGTTAAACCTCCTGAACCTGTTTGTATTTCTAAACCTGCTGGTGTGGCATTTACAACTTGCCTTTTCAATGTTAATACATTCGCAAGATTGGCTACGCTCGAATCACTATTTGACTTAATAGAATCAACTACTCCGTCAATAGTATCTACCGCAGTATCTATTTCTCCTAGTTTAGTTTCTATATTGTCTAAAACAGTTCCTGACGCAACAAAACCTGTAGGGAAATTATTGACCCCTACTGATGACACTTCTGCTAAGTTACTAACACCTATTGAACCACTAACAGCCTGTGTTGATGGAAAGTTGTTTACGGCAAGGGAAGATACTTCACTTAGGTTATTGACTTTTACCGAAGATACTTCTGCTAAGTTACTAACACCTACTGAACCACTAACAGTTAATGTTGCTGAAGTATCAAAAGATAATGCACCACTCACTTGTTGAACAACAGGAAAGTTATTTACTGAAATCGAAGAAATTTCATCAAGGTTCGATACTATTATATCGTTAGAGGAAACAGATAGAACTGATGATGTGTTAGGATTAACAACGCCAATTATGTTTTCATTTGGAAAAAAAACAGGTAAGGGTGTTTCTGCCGAAACGCTTAAAGCATCTCCGCAAGCGGAAACAGAAATACAGTCTTGACTTCCGCTAGAATCAAGACCACTATCAAAAGACCGACCACGATTGGATTTGAATAATTCTGCGTATAGGTGTTTCGGAAGTTCATCAATTCCACTTGGACAAAAAACTTGTCCTCCCTGAGAAACATCTTGTGTGTTATATGGATTGTCCCAGTCAATTCGTTTTAATTTTTGACTTAATCCTCCTGCTGATTGTTCTTTATTTTTATCAAACTGTTGTCCTGCATCAAAAACTCTTTTTTGGTGAGTAACATTAACAACCCTTCCATAAATATCAACGGTAGGTTTTGACTTTCCTAAAGACCTTCTAAGGTGCATAGGAATAGGATTACCGTATTGGGAATCCCCATACCCAAGACCTACTTTCCTTAAAGGTTTTCCATAAATTGGATTTATAAAAGAGGATACATCATAAGGTGGTGTACGAGGGACGGGAGTTATTCCATCAGGCTCAACTGGATTTGGGTAAGGTGTTGCGGTCATATCTTTTGACTTTTATTGTTGGGTAATCTTTTGACTTTTACTGTCTGGGTAATCTTTTGACTTTTACTGTATGGAAGAGTACTTAGACAGTCTTTTGACTTTTACTGTTTATACTAGTCTATCCCTCTTCCATTCATGGAGCAACCAACATGCCGCAGAGCCTGCGAACATATTACCTACTAAAATAATAGTATCGAAGTCGAACTTTGAGGCGAGCTCTGAGTCGACGAACCATGTGTTAGTTACAGGACCTTCAATGAATTGAGATACTATACCCGCTACCCAAAAACCTAAGCATTTAGGGCACGAGAATAACTCTCCTATTTTATTTAAAATCCATGAATTTCTAGTACATAACCATGTCCACATAGGAGTGAATAAACCCCCGGTATTAATACCATTGGTGATACCAAAAACTACTAGAGACCATACTGTTAAAGCGAAAACCATCTCTTTATATAGGCTTTCACAAGCCCGACCTTCTTAACTGGCATGCCAGTCTCTACCCAAGCCTTAAACTCAACAGGGTTAAACACTAGCACTTTAGTGTTTTTACATTTATCCCTAAGCCACTTCTTAGCTCCAGCTTTAAAGCCATCCCCCTCAACAACAATAACAGCTTCTTCCTCTTTAATAGAGGATGTAAAGTTTAGATATAGGTAAGGTAGTTTTTCATCTACAGACCCGGAAGCGTGTTGGGCTTTACACTCAACTCTAATCTTTCTGTTATTTTTGCATATTACGAACTCAGACCTGCACTTATCACTACCATAAATGTTTGTGTAAGGAACGCTTTTTAGTAATATATTATCTCTAATTTTAGTTCTGGAGAAGTACTTGGCTTCTACATCCAGGGCTGATGTTATAATACCTTGAACTCTATGTTCGAGTTTAGCTCCCGATAAATTTGCTTTAGTGCCCTGTTTCATTACTCAGAAAGTACAGAGGGGGTACCTAAATCTAGAGTTTCTAGCTTACCTTTTACAGCGAACTTAAGACCTCCATCGGTCATTACTAATGTCCTGTTTCGAAATCCAGAAATAGTATAAGCAGCTACAATAGTATCCTTTCGGATTGAGACCTTCCCTTTAGTCCTTTCGTCCATAGTTTCAGCATAATAATCACAAGTTAAAAATGTTTTATCCATGCTTTATTATAGTACTAAGAAGTTAATTTATGCTGATTTTCCTGCTACATTATAAATGCCATACCGAACTGTTACAACATCAATGGGAGTTGCAGCTGTGCTTCCTACGTATGCCTGAAGCTTTAAAGCTTTTCCGGGCGCAAGCACAACAGGTTTATCAAAATCTTGGAACATAGGTCCTTGTAAGGACGTGCTAAAAGTGTAGATATCAGAATCATTACCGTCTTCATATATACTTCCCGCAAATACATCTACTGCGGAATCATAATCCCCGTTAGTAACAATACCAAATCCAAACACTACAATATTCATACCGGAAACGGCGGCTACTAACGTGGTAATCCCTGCAGCGCCATTAGTACCACTAAAATGAACGTTCGTGGCGTTAAACAAGGCGGGAGTGCCTCCAGAGGGGAAGTTCTCGATACCTATCGTGGCGGTACTGGGGATAGCAATGCCTTTTATTTCATCCAACCTCATAGGAGGTCGAGCGGAAGGGGCGTAGTCAGGATAAAAACCGGTAGACATTATACAGCTCCTGCTACTGGTAGATAAGAGTACCTAAAACTCAAAAGATTAATATAAGAGGAGTTCGCTGCAAAATAAAACGCGGCGAGAGCTTTGCCTGTAGGAACTACCACGGGCTGAGAGAAATCCATAAACATAGGACCTTGTGCGTTACACGCAAATGTCCAAATATCTTCAGTGTCGTCAGCGGGTACAGTGCCCGAAGGAAAGAATGTCCCTGCAAAAGCAGCGGTGTTGTTAGTGGTCGCATTTATACTATAAATAACTATACTGTGTCCTGCGGATGCAGGAAGAACGACTGCGGCGGTTCCCACTCCAACACCTGAAAAGTGAAGAGCGGAGGGGGTGAAAGTTCCTCCATTAGCAGCAGAAACGGCTAAAGATGAAGTACTTCCCACGTCCGAGGCTTTAATTTCCTCTATGGACATCGGGACTCTTGCTGAACTATCGTAATTTGGGAAGAATGCTTGGCTCATATTTACCTCTTTATATATCTAGCCTCATTGTACCGTTGCGAGGGTATTTATATGTAGTATTTAGTGATGTTACGTCTATAATGTCAACTTCCGGATATTCCTGTTTCGCTAAATCCTTTAAATATTTTGCTTTCGTTCCTAGATTAACAACTCCTGCCATATTTCTTGTTATAGAGTCCACAATCTTATCCGCTATAACATCCACAAAATCCGCATTAGTTTTTACGGGATGAGGAACTTTAGTATACGCTTTAGGTCCCCATGTTCCGATATTTTTAAAACATAAACGTAATATTAAGTCTTTGTTCGAACAAAAAGATTCCCCTATTAACTTGGTCATGCCATAATAAGTAATAGGCTTAGTCTTATCTCCTTTGTGGTGGTCTCCCGTACCATCGTACACATATTCCGTGGAGATATACACAACCTTAGCTCCAAAATAATGAGAAGCCTCTATCATACTTTTAGACCCGTGAATATTAACTTTATTTGCTTCAAGTCTTCCTTTAGGATTTTCGGCTTCTGGGACATTGGTATATGCGGCGCAATGTACAACCAAATCAGGGTTGTGCCAGCTTACTGCTTGAAAAGTCTTACTAGGGTTAGTAATATCCATCTCAGAGCTTGAAGGGGATATTACCGTGGCTCCTTGGTCTTGTAATCGAGGTATTAAATACCTCCCTAAGACCCCGCTACCTCCCGTTAGCAATATTGTTTGATTCTCTAGCTTCATCTTTTAAAAACCCTTCTAAGGGCAAATACGCCTTATCTCCAATATATGTATTTAATTTATCACAATTCAGTCTGTAAACCTTATCGTGTCCAAGCCTGTCAGTAACAAACTCCATTTTAGGGTTTCTTTCTAAGTACTTACCTATCATTTCAACAATTTCAATATTTTTAAAATGAACCCCTGAACCTATGTTTACTACTTGATTAACCGTTTTACAGGATAACATTAATTGGAGAATGTCTGCTACATTATCATCAGTGTGTATCCACTCGCGGATTTGAGTACCATCTCCATATACAGGAATAGGGTCGCCGTCTCTAATAGATTTAAATATTTTAGGTAGGAACTTTTCGTTATGTTGCCCTGGTCCGAAGTTATTGCAGCTTCTAGTTATTAAGAAGGGTATATCAAATGTTCTTCCGGCAGATTGAACTATAAGGTCTGCTGATGCCTTAGCTGCGGAATAATAGGAGCTAGGACGTAGAGGAAAACTCTCATCAGAGCTTTGAGAACCTCTAAGGTCTGCCATATCACCATAAACTTCATCAGTTGAGATTTGAACAAACTTTTTAAGCTTTTTATTTTGACGGAAAAACTCTAATAAGCTTAAAACGCCTTCAACATTACTTCTAACAAAAGGTCTCCCGTCTGCGATAGAGTTATCTACATGAGATTCAGCTGCAAAATTAACAACATACTCAGCGTTTAGAAGTTCCTTCTGTTCTATGCTAGGTAGGGTATTGAAATCTTTGCAAATATCCTCCTGCATATAACGATATCTATCACTATCTCCTCGAATACTTAAAGGTACCCTCTCAAGGTCAGCCGCATATGTATTCTTATCTATATTGATAATTGAATAATCTGTGTTTTCGTAAACACAGACTATAAAGCGAGAGCCTATAAAGCCCAAGCCCCCCGTAACTACAATTGTTTTATTCATAATATTAAATTTTACTTTTATAGTCTTCATAGAATTTATAAGAAGACTCTGCTAAGGAATCAAAGGTTCCGCAATCCATCCATGTTCCATGAACACGTTTAACTCGTAACAAACCATCATTCAAATATGATTGATTTAAATCTGTAACTTCTAACTCGCCTCTGTTAGATGGTGCTAACTCTTTGATTCTGGTGAATACCGTGTTATCGTACATATAAAGACCTATAATAGCGTCATTGGATGGAGGGTTAGCGGGTTTTTCTAACAACCCTATTACTTCACCGTCCTCAGAGTATTCTACAACTCCGTATCTTTCGGGGTCATGAACTTCTTTAACAAACACTTGAGCCCCTCCCACATGTCTAAACTCATTGACAGCACTACTAATATCGTCAGCGATAATATTATCACCAAGAACAACAACACACTTATCGTCACCAACAAAGGACTCAGCCATAGACAATGCCACAGCGATTCCTCCCTCTCCTTCTTGATATGCATAACTTAACCCCTTTAACCCAAAATCTTCTCCGTTCCTAAGAACGCGTATAAAATCGCCAGCGTGAGGACCTCCGGTAACAACCATAATGTCCTTAACCCCTGCATTAACTAAAGTACTAATAGGATGATATACCATAGGTTTATCATACACAGGCAATAAATGTTTGTTAGTAGCTTTGGTTAATGGAGATAGACGAGTTCCTAAACCTCCAGCAAGAATAATTCCTTTCATAAATTATTATAGTTTAAAAATAAAAAAAACGAGGGCTTCTTTTCAGAAACCCTCTATAGGAGAATATAAGTAAATATTCGATTTAGCCGAGATACTTGCTCACACTTTCAGTACGATAGGTACGGAAAGATTTTTTTGCGGGCTTGCCCACACGCTTCATGACTACACGTACTTTGGTGTCGTTGCTCCACGGCTGATTCTTAATTTTATTCCACTCTTTACGAATTCGGGTCGCTTGTCCCTTGGTCATGTAGTTAGTGTTAAAACCGCGAATCATGTGTTGGTTGCGAGCAACCATGAGCACACTTGGTGACGGGTCATTTGAAGCGTTTTTGTAGTTAAACGTAATTTCTTTCATAATTTTTACTCCGAGTTATGAGAGGCTTTTTGCCCCTTCATACTATAATAGACTTTTGGGGGTAAAAATGAAGGTAATCCGTCTACTTATTTTCTTCTTGGTCAGTTTTAAGCCACTGTATGTCAGCTTTTAAACCCGCTATCTCAACTTTTACCTCTGTAACATCTTTTTGAACTTCTCTCATAAGAGGAAGGAGGTCACTCTCCAAAGAGCTCAGTCTCTGCTCTACTGAATCTACCCTAGAACCTAAAGAGCCATAGGAGAACGCTACAGTTGCCATTATAGTAGCCAAGGTTAAGACATGTCCTATTAACGCCTTGCCGATTGTTAAGGTGCCAATCATGTGAGGTTCTTTATTGCTCATAACTTATATATTATCCGCGCCTTCTAAAGTTAACTCATTTTCCTTAGAAAATGCAATTTTGTAAGGTCCTGCTTGCTGTCCGTCCAGTATTTTTTCTGCTACTTTAACAGTTATGTTGTTTTTAATGAACCTTTTAATATTACGCGCTCCGAACTCAGGAGAATAAGATTGGTCTACTATGTAATTAATTAATTTCTTGGACATTTTTACAGGAAGTTTCTTAAGCTGATTTTTTGTTATAATAGCAACACTGTCTTTACTTAACTGATTAAAATGTATTACACTATCCAACCTGTTTCGAAATTCTGGGCTGAACTTAAGCTCAAACTCTTCCTGTATCTCTCCCTTGGCTTGGTCATAATCAACTGTCGTTGCGCCGAAGCCCATTTGCTTTCTCCCTAAATTACCTTTAAGACCTACATTACTTGTAAATACAAAAATAGATTTTGAAAAATCTAATTCCGTTCCATGACTGTCTGTTAAATTCCCTTCATCTAAAAGATTTAAAAGAAGGTCTATAAGCTTATCATGAGCTTTTTCAATCTCGTCAAAACATATAATCCACTCAGAGGATTGGGCAGCTTTTTCAGTTAATATTCCCTTTTCGTTATGCCCGATATAGCCAGGAGGAGAACCGACTAGTTTAGCATACTCATGAGAATTACTATACTCACCACAGTTTATTTTAAGTAGTTTTTTACTGCTTCCTAAGTATTCAGAAGCCAACAATCTAGAAAGCTCTGTTTTGCCTACCCCAGTCGGACCTATAAAGAATAAGGAAATATGCTTCTCTAACCCGCTAGACAATAATTTTATAGCGTTTAAACACTCTTCCAAGGCTTCGTCTTGCCCAATAAGCTTTTTTGATATCTTAGTTCTAATAGTATTAATCTGTTTTAAGGTTTTTACTACCGTAGGGGAGGTTTCTCCTTCATCTAAATCCTCATTTAAAAGCTTACAAACAAAATCTATTTGGAGTCCTGGGTATACTTCTACTAGACATTCGAAAAGGGACTCAGCACATTCATCCAAATCGTAAGATTTGTGGGTAGGAATGTACTCAACGATTAGCTTTTTAATATAATCAGATATACCAACATTCTTTTGGGATAAGAAAGCGCCGTAAGAGTTTACTGACTTGATAAGCGCCTGTTCAGTGAGTTTTTTTATTTTTACAAACTTATCTAATTGCGCATTGTATACTATGTAATATTCGTTCATTTACCTTTTCTCAACTCTTCAAAAGACATGGTTTCTGTTTTAGGAGGACTGCTTTTCATTTCAGATTGGGTCATTTTAACCATCAACTCTAAAATCTTTACAATCTTATCATTAGCATCCATAGAGAGATTTAAAGCGTGTATAAGTTCCGTCTTGGCTTTATCATCCTCTGGGTTATTAATTACCATATCTTTGAAGAACTCAAAGGTTTCCAAAGCTCTATCTCTGTCCGTTCCACAATCCTTAAGAATATCTTTAGCTATCTTATGAATACGGTTTGGCTCAAAAAAGGACTTTTTTGGGATATAATTACGGACCATTAGTTTACAGGTTTAAAGTTTTTAGCTTTATCCTTCTTGGACTTTGTTGCAAAACCTGCTTCTTCCTTACCCTTTTCACCTTTCTTTACTGTTTTTCCACCGTGCTTTGATTTAGTGCGCTTAGAAAAACCTTTTATTTCAGTGTAAGGAGTTCCCGGAGGAAAACTTTTCACAACCTTGTCCTTGGACTTATCGCCCCACGTACCTCTGGTAATAACATAAATATCATTTGATTGAGGCGTGGTGAAAATCTGACCGTAATCTGCTCTTCCTAAAGCGGTTTTAATATCAGGAAAGAGTGGAATCTTGGTCTTACGGGGGTCAAACGCAGCTTTCTTGCCTTCCTTGTCCTTTTTGTGGTGTCCGGAACGCTTCTTCTCGTTTAATTGGTCTGTCCAGTATTGAAATAAGTTCATAATATACTCCTTCTTTATTTAGGAGGTTCGGGTTATTCAGCCCAATAAAATTCAGGAAGTTTGTAATCGTCTCCGAATTCGGAGATAATAACAGCTTTAGATTTCGCTTTTTTAGCTACTGAAGGGGTTTTTGGTTTAGATATTTCAGGATAATCCTTTTTAAATATAAAATCAAAAGAGCCTTTTAGTGAGTACAGGGAAAAGAATATAGAAGCTCCTATCAAAAAGATAATACCTCCCCCTACTATAAAAGTTAGGAATTCAATCATTTATACGTCGGTACGGTATGCGATTACATCGTCGTTTCCGATTACTAGATATGTTTTGCCTCCTTCAGACACTTCTGTGCCTGAGTAAGCATTAAAGATTATATAAGTACCTACTTTGAACAAAGGCTCCGCTTCTTCTACCGCAACGACAGTCCCTTCATTAAGGTCCTCCTTGGCTGCTTCAGGCATGAGAATACCTCCTGCTGAAATATCTTCGGATTGTCTTCGTTCAACTATAATCTTCTCTAAGTTTGGTTTTAAGTTCATTTTATATCTCCAGATTCCACTTTATCTGCCAGGATACCGTCCATAGCGGCTGCTCTAACTTTATTACTATCGCCTTCTAATGCATACCACCCGCTAGTAGGGGAGGTAACTTGCCCTTTCTTTAAGGCGTACTTGGTAAGTCCAAATTTTCTATCTAAACCTTTGTCGTATAGTAAGTGGAACTCACATGATTGAAAAGGGACGGTTACTTTGTTTTTAACACATTTAATATTTCCTTTAATACCCATAGGGTTTTTAAGGTCATCATAAAGCACATCATTTTTACCGGACGAAGTCTCGATGGACACCGAACAGTAATAAAGAAGGGCTTTGCCTCCCCCAGCTTTGGTGCGAGGGTCTCCAAACATAACTCCAACTTTACTCCTTACTTGGTTAACAATAAGCAACGCGGCTTTGTGTTTCCTAAGTAAAGGATTGATACGTCTTAGGCATTGACCTGCTACTTTGGCTCTCAAAGCTCCACCCATTTCGCTGTTTTTAGCAAACGCGTCGTCCATTTCCTTGCGGGTAGGAGATACCCCAATAGAGTCGTACCCTATAATAATAGGAGTTTCCGTGTCTTTCTCTCTAATAGCCTCAATAACCTCCTCAATCGCCTTAAAGCAATCTTCCATAGTTTCAGGCATTAAATAAATTAACTTCTCAGGGTCCACCCCAAGTATCTTAGCAAAGGAGGGGGAATAAGCATGCTCATTATCAATCATTACAGTGTAATAGCCTTTCTTTTGGGCTCCTACGAAAGCGTGAGTTAAGAATACTGTCTTAGCAGAACTACTCTCACCGTAAATTTCTGTAATTCCTCCAATCGGATAACCTCCATCATACTTACCCGAAAGAACCTTATTCAAAGAATAGGAGCCTGAATCAACAAACCCATAAACTTGGTCTTCCTCTGAAAGTAAAGCGGCTCCTTCTAAGCGTTTACAAATATCGTTTAAAAATCCTACCATATTCTATTATAGTTGGCGCTTATAGATACTGCTTGAGTTTTATAGCAACTCTTATTATTCCCGTGGCTTCTACAGGACACTCCATATTATGTAGAGCATCGTATATCTTCTGGTAAAGAGGTTTTACGTCACAAGATGTTAAAGGTTTGCCTTCTCCTGTATCTTTGCCATTTGCTACAATATGCGCTTCCCACCCTTCATTGTTTACAACACACTGCCCATGAAAATGAGGATAATCATCAAAACACGTTCTATCCCACACTAAAACATATGCCGTGTCTGTATCATCTCCTCTTACGATAGTCTCCTCAGTAAGTTTATAAAGCCATGACGCATGCCAATGCATTATATTACTTTCAGCCCCTCTAATACCATGCTCTTTAATAAAGTCCATTCTTGCCAAGTGAGTAGGTTCACAAATACATCCTAACATATTTATGGAAGGTTTTCCGTCTTTGCAATAAAAATGATAGTTAGGAGTTGTTCTAACTGCCTGCGTAACAGGAGTAAAGAGTTTAACAAGAGATGATATGTGCCAAGGGAGAAATACATCGTCATCGTCCCAAGCTGGTGCTATAAAATCTCCCTCTAGCGTTTGTAGAACTTCATTCATCATATCCACAAAATGTTCTATGGATGTTGATGCACCTTTATTTACTACGGTTATATTCTCGCTCTGTAGTTCCTCAGATAAAACTAAAGGAACTTCGTGGTTATTCATTATAACAAGTTCTTTATTTTCGTAGTCTTGCGCTAAGAAAAAAGAAATACTTTTACGGAGTATTTCAAACCTGCCTTTTGTACAGCAGAAACATACAACTTTAGGTATACTCATACTAAACCTTTACTTACCTGTGAATGCCTATAATATCATTACAGTATGTGTATCCGTACTTAGAAGTTAACTCTTCTATTATATAACCATCTCCAGTTTCTCTTTTATCATACCAACCACCTTCTTCCAACCACAACTTTCTTTTAGCTACAAACTGAAATAAATCAACGTTGCCTAAATGGGGAGGTATACCCGCAAATATTAAGTTGTGTTTAGGGTTCCTAGTTCTCGTAAGACCTAAATCTACAGGACGTCTAATACAGCCTTCCATTATTATAGGAGCTATTATAATATCAAAAGATTTTTTAGTTTCCGGAGGGTATCCAGCCTTCTTTGCAAAATCCTCATTAATCTTCATAGCGGTTACTAAATCTTCTAAAGCGGTCTCAGACATAGTATTATCAATACTTAGATGTACTATCCATTCACCCTTCGCTTCCTTAATTCCTAGGTCTCTTAAAGAATGTCCCCAATCATTATACCTTTTTTTAGTAGCTCTAAATATTGGCTTATTTTTTAAATGGTCGAAGCTTGGAAGGGGTCTGGATAGAGGACCATCGTGGTATAAAAGCATTTCAAAATCTTGGTAAGTTTGCTTATCTACACTTTCTAAACACTGCATCATACCTTCGTCTGAAATAGCCTCGTCATAGTGAGTGCCTATAATGGAAAACTTAGGTTTTAACATTTTTTTGAAACTCCTTCTTAGCTTTTATAATATCACGATATAGTTGAAGTCTTTGGTCTACGATTTTGTTTATATCGTACTGAGCGTCAACTATTTGTTTGAGGTTTTCCCCTATCTCTTGCCTATGCTTTCTATCTTTAATAACTTTTGATAAATATCTAACCCATTCACTTCTAGGATTATCTTTGGATATTAAGTAGCCCGTCTCTCCGTTTTTTATAACATCATCATAAGCTCCACAGTTAGTAGCCACTAAAGGTATTCCATACCTTCCGCATTCCATTAATTTAATTTCGGATTTTGAATCATTAAACTCATTAAACTGTAGAGGGGCAATAGCAACATCAATATTAGTATACATTCTTCCATACTCATGAGAAGGCATCGCATGGTAAACTTTACAATTGTTATGTCGAACTCCTTTAGTTAGTATTTTTTCATAATTATCCCAAACATCTTGTTGCCAGTCCGGATTTGGTTTGCCGTCTTTCATAGGCATAGGAGGACGACCGTAAAAACCCCAATGAGCTTTTTCCGCGCCTACTTTAGAGTTAACACTCATAATAATCCCAGGAAACTCTTTAACATCTTCCTCGTGATGAATGCCTCCCACCCAGCCCATACGCGTTAATTTTTTAGGAGCTCGAAGCTTTGGCTGGTTCCAACACGGCAAGTCAAAGTCAATCGCATTTCGAATAACAACAAGGGCGTGTCTTACGTATGGAGAAATTCTATTAGCAAACTTTGTTTGAGTTACAGATACTAAATCTACACTCGCATAAATTCTTTTAGTTAGCTCTGAAAGATTTTGCTCTTTATACACTCTATGAAGTCTGTGCCCTTCATATAAGTCTGTTAACAAGTCATCATTATCATAATGAACTAAACATCCGTGCTTGTGAGCCATTTTTATAATGTCTACAGTGTATTGGGCGCCAAAGTTATGTATGTTCTGGAGGAACACAATGTCCGCCCATTTAAACTCATCTTCTGTAAAATCAGGGTCTTGCTTACCTGTTTCAGCACAGTAGCTTAAAGGGTTAAGATTTTGTTTAATCTCAACCTCATCCTTACACTTCTCCTGCAATTTAGACATAGGGAGGATAACACGATAGTACGCGCATCCTCCCTCATTCGCAGGGCAAGCTAGTATTTTTAGCTTACTCTTTTTAGTCACTAGTCTACTTTAATACTCTTAAGATGAGCAAGATAATCTTCATCCTCGTCAGAGTCAGTAGTTGCTTGTGATGTGGTACCTGTCGGGCGACCTGTAACAATAGCTTCCATTTCCATAGCCATATTCTTTAAGTCGTCATACTCTGCAACCTTAACAAGACCGTGAATATCATGAAGTTCGTCCATCCATTCCGCACATTGCTTTTCAGAACCTGCTTCGGTTTGTTTTGGTTTTGGAGAAGACTTATCATAATTCGGCCATTGTCCTTGGGTATCTTTTACAACTTTGAAATCCCAACCTTCTTTTAGGTCAGTAATATCCCCGAAGTCTTCGTCAAAGAAACAGTCAAGAATCTTACCAAACAGCTTCATGCCTACAGATAAAATCTTTACAGACTCATCACGACGGTCTACTACGTTTAAATAATAACGCTTGCGTGGTTTGATAGAACGTGCAAGGTCTTGCGCACCATCCACATCCATTTTCCATAATTTGTAATATAAATCACAAACAGGGCATGAATCTCCTTTTACTCTAGGGCAGTGATAGTTCTTTTCATCTATACGGTGAATCGCAGTCTCCGCATAAAAATCCGTATCAGAATCTCCTGAAGGGAGAACACGGATTTGGGAAGTTCCCTCCTCCATCATAAAAAACTTCTTTAAGAAGTCGTTGTTTCCGCCACCTGATTGGGCGTTTTGAATTTGTTCATATTTTTGTCTTAGTTTGTCTATATTGACCATGGTTTTACTCCGTTAATTTGGTTGTTGAATGTAAGGGGGGAAGCGACATTTACAGCATGTATCTCAGGACAGTGAGGTAGTGCAAGCTTAATTGCTTGGCTTAGCCTGCCCACTATATGTCCGGCGCCTAGTCTTACTTTAGTACTTCCCCCTTACAGTTTATTATAGTTGGGTTTATCCAATATCTCCAACTAATTTTACCTCTGCTCTTTTATTTGCAGAAATCTGGACCAGCATATCTTTTTGATGGTCTAAAGAGTTCATAATATTTTTAGCTAGGTGGTACTTGTGAGCAGCCTCTGTTTTTAACCGGTCCTTCTCTTTTACAGTGCTTACAGTTTTTACATAAGCATCCAATGCTCTATCAGTTGCCTTTTTACCGTCGTCTAAAAGTTCTGCTCTTCGTTGCTCTCTAACCCTAGCCTCTTCCTGCTCCCAAGAATTTGATACCATATCAACCTCTCTCTTCGCATAAGCTAAAACCGCTCCAAAAAATGCGTATACTCCTGTATGTTGAAGAAGCGCCTTTTCTATATTACGCTCGTCGATACTTAAATAAGATTTTGTTATATCTAAATAAGTATCTTCTATTCGACTGTATGTTAATTCTATATCATTCATTACTACTAAAAATATATTGAAATAGTTCAGGGTTTAAACCTGCAAGTTGTTGGATTACATTAGATGTAACCGTGGTTAAGTATTCATTTCCTATTTGAGGCATTTCGTCATCATCCCCTAATCCAACTAAATCAAAAGCAATATGGCAAATTTCATGAAGCAAAGTTCCTTTGTAATCTTCTACAGATTGACAGGGGTCAATAGTTAATACGCCTTTGGGGAATTCCACACACCCATACAAATTATCTTTAGCTAAAGACCTTTGGTCGATTGTAAAAGTTTTTATTCCAGTATAAACTTCTAAAGGGTGTTTTGGAAGTGATTGTTTTTTTGTTGCCATTATGCTGTCTGTTCTTGTACTTGCTCTTGAGATACGACAAGTCTTGTATAATCTACTTTAATAGGTACGATAAACCTTGCTCGACCATTTCGAGATTTCATTAAATATAAACGTGCGTCACCACTATCGAACTCTTGCTCGGTTTGGTTTATAGAGAAGACTAAATCACATACGCGAATTTTACCGTACGAATCAGCCAATTCAGCGTCTGTAATAATTTGAACTTTTTTACCTTCGCGATTAGTTTGTGTTGCAGTCCACACCAATAATTTATATTCTGTAGCCAACCCTCTTAATTCTTGGGCGGTTCGTTCTTGTGCTTGGTATTCTGCAACAGTGGAATCCGAAGATAACAGCTCTAAATAGTCTACGATTAAAACGTCTGGAGTAAAATCTTCATAGTTCCTTAACTGATTTAAGTATGCTCTAATACCGCTCACACTTAACCTTTTAGTAGGAAATTCTTTAATCATAAGCCGCCCTTTTCCAGGGAGCTTTTCCTCAATGGTGGACAGTCGCTCCTCCACGTCTTTAACACGCTTTGAAAGTTGCTTTTGTTGAATCCTAGTAAAAATACTATCCAACCTTTGAGCTACTCTATCTTCAGCCATCTCTAACGATAAATACACCACATTATATCCATCCAAGACTGAGCGTACCGCTTGATTAGCTAAAAACAAAGACTTGCCAACTCCAGGAGGAGCGACGACCATTGCCATTTCTTTTGAAGCTAACCCACCTTCAAGGGCTTCGTTTACAGTTTCAAAAGGGGTTCTAAACTGGGAACTTACTTTATTATCTTGCAGTCGTTTCCACCGGTCTGCAATTCCAGTAAAATAATCCGTACCTAAATCGACATTTCGACTGACGGTTAATGCTGTTTGAACCTCCTCGGCAATAGCTCCAAAATTCTTTTTCTCTAAATGGTCTACTGAATTAATAATAGCTTCTTTCAAAGACTGCTCTTTAGCAAACTCTTCTACACAATCCAAATAATATTCTTCGTTTTCAATGGATTTAATATCCAACTTATTAATTTCAGCTAACTCATCTTTATAATCTCCAAACAACTCATTAGAGGCTAAAATTTTTCTAGTTTCTTCTAGTAGCTGTTCATTCGTAGGAAGCTTCTTATACCTAAGAAAGAAATCCTTTAAAGTAGAGTAGAATTTTTGATGAGACGGAAATTCAAAATATTCCGCTTTAATCATAGGCATTGTTTCGATTAAAAATCCTTCTTCGGATTTTGATAGGTAAAGAATGCCGCGCTGTATTGAGTCTTGGAAGTTATACGCCATGACCTATAATAGACAAAGAGCTAAGATATTGAATGGTTTTTAGTTAGTACTTCCGAACCCACCGTCGCCTCTATCAGTCATAAGCTTTCCAAACTCTTCTATGGTAACAGGTTCCAAAGAAACTTGAGGAAGCTTGTTGATTACTAATTGGGCTATCCGTTCACCTCTTTTAAGGATAATTCCCGAATAAGGTGCTAGATTTCTAATAGGAACTTTTAACTCCCCTCTATAGTCGGAGTCTATGGTGCCTGGAGCGTTAGGCATAACAATATGTTTCTTACTCATAGAGCTCCTTAAACGGATTTGTCCTTCGTAGCCTTCTGGTATAGCTATTCTTATGCCTGTAGGAACGAGTGCCATACTCGCGCCGGGAATTAAAGTCTCTTGAGATACCGCTAAATCAAACCCGGCGGCTCCTTTAGTTTCTAATCTAGGAGTTGGATTGTCGGAAGTGTTTAGTATTTTAATTTTCATCGTGTTGTTATAGTGTAGAAGTGTTAATTATGAACTGCCAAAATCTTGCCTATTTTGTAAGTACTAATCTTGGGAATATTGTTATCAGGGGTTATTCCTAAAGCATCAACGATATAATGCCAATCAGCGGCATAGTCTCTAGAGGTAACACCTACGGACTGAGCTATTTTGGTTTTAAGGGCTACAGATGCCCAGTCTATCCTCCCAGGGCTTAAATGAGAGCTCAACCCTCCTCTATTTTGGGAATCTTGAACCTCTCTCTGAACTATATCCCAATAAATTAAATCGGGGTTGTGTAGTCTATGAACTACATCTATCCATTGAAAGATTGTAGGAACAAGATAATTATCCCCGTTAGTTATCAGCACGTAATCAGAGTCTTTAGACACTAGATTCATAAGTCCATAATGCCTGTTAGCATGACCTACCTGACCCTCGCGTTCTTCCGAGCAGGTATATGTAATCCTCTCATCTAAATACCCGTTACGGGTTAAATCATCTTTCATTTTACGATAAAAATCATCATTTCCGTCGTGTATAATATGAAGTTTCCAATTAGGGTAAGGTGACCAATTATCATTATAGTTGACATGGAACCCCGGCTCGTGGGTTCCATCGAAATGTTCCGCAAGTATCTGAGCCTTTGCACTGTTTATAAGAGTTTTAAGTACTTCATCATGGTGGTAAGTAATAACAACCACTTCTATTGAAGTAGAACCCGGAAGGGCACTTAGAATAGGTCCTTTGCATGGCATGGGACTAGAAAAACAATTATAATT